AATTCCACATTTACTTTATGAGGTAATAGAATGAGCAACGTTGTGATCCCTAAGGGTTTTGGCGCACCATCCAAGCGCTTCTCAGCCCAGCCGAACGTTAATGACGAACTCGGCGCTGGCGTTAACTCTTCCTATAGTGTCATCGGGTACCGTGGCAAGGTTTGGTCGATCAAGCATTCAGGGAATGAAATCCCCCTGATGCGTGAAGACGGCGATGGCGCGCGTGCTTCGATCGAGGTTGTCATCCTCAAGGCAGCTTCCGCAATCTCCAAGATCTTCTACGCTAACGGTTATCAGGACGGGGCTAACGCTGCTCCTGATTGCTGGTCCGCTGACGGTCTCAAGCCCGACGCTTCCGTGCAGAACAAGGAGTGCAGCACCTGTGCTGCATGTCCGCGCAACGCATGGGGCTCGCGTGTTACCGAATCTGGTAAGCAAGGCAAGCAGTGCGCCGACTCGCGTCGCGTGGCTGTTGTTCCGGTCAACGACATGGCTAACGAAGCTTTCGGTGGCCCGATGCTGCTTCGCGTTCCGGCAGCTTCTCTCAAGGACTTGAAGGGCTACGGCGAACAGCTTAACTCGTATGGGTATCCCTACTACGAAGTTGCCACTCGCATCTCCTTCGACGTCAAGGAGAGCTTCCCCAAGTTCGTCTTTGCCGCCATAAAGCCGCTGGACGACGCTGACGTCGGTACTGTGGCAGAACTTCGTGCTGACAAGCGTGTATCCCAGCTTTTGAACGAAGCGGTTGAACAGGCTGCTGTTCCGGCACAGGCTGCAACGGAAGTACCCTCCAGCCCTTTCGAGGAACCGCCCGCTGGCGTGGCGACGAACTCCAAGACGGCGAAGCCTACTGTAGCAGCTGCAACATCCGCCGCGCCTGCGGCTACGACGAAGGCTCCTGCGGCTGGTGCTACGAAGACCTCCACGGTGACCAAGGCTCCTGCGAAGCCGATCACTCAGACGGCTCCTTTGGAGGAAGCTGAAGACGACGAGGTTACTTCGGAAGGTAATGTTCCCAAGTCCTTCGACGCTCTGCTCGACGACATCCTCTAAGTGCATGGGGGTGGGGAGACCCACCCCTGAACATTTTTGGGGGAGTGATTAGTGCTAGAAAATACGCGCAGATTTGCGGAACTGCATCTTCCCTGGCCCGCAGAAGGTCAGGGTTTTGTTAACATTCATTGGGCAGCGACCGGTCAGAACGGTAACAAGTTCTGGGATGGCCGCGCCTGCAAAGACATTAACGAGTTCATCCGCACGCTTGAGTGGCTTAACAAGACAGCTGAGCCAAAGGACATATACTGCTGCATGAGTTCGCAGCTTCGTGCCGAAGAAAAGATCTCAAAGAAAGGTCACAAGTATCTTAAGGCCCTTCGTGCGCGCCCTGACGTCGCCGGTATTAAATCTTTGTTTCTTGACGTTGATGTGAAGGAGGGTGCTTACGCCGATACAAAGTCAGCACTCGCCGCTCTCAAAGCGTTTATTACTTCGGTAGGTATCCCGATGCCCACTGGCGTTGTCGCCTCAGGCTCGGGTGGCTTCCATGCTCACTGGGCGCTCGATGAAGTTCTCGAGCGTGACGATTGGCAGGTGCTGGCAAACTCGCTGGCCAAAGCTGGTCAGGAACATGGCTTGCTTTTCGACAGCCAATGCACGGTAGATTCGGTGCGTATTCTCCGACTGCCTGAGACGCTTAACCATAAGACCGTGCCACCGCGTGACGTCAAGCTGCTCTCATGCGATAGCGCTATCCCCACTGAGGTTATGCGTACTGCTTTGGCGAATTACATCGACGCGCTGCCTTTGAAGCCCACTGGCCAGAAGATTGCAGCCAACGACGAACTGGGGGCTGGCCTTGTTGCTTCTCCTGCCGCTGAGATTGAGATCGCTGAAGTCGCCAAGCACTGCGGGTTCGTGGCTAGGTCTATTGGCACTGGCGGCAAGGACAATCCTAACCCGCTCTGGTTTATGACTGCGTCGATCGCGACTTTCGTAGAAGACAGCCGCGAAGTCTTTCACCAGATGAGCAAGGACCATCCCGGCTATAGCTCCGTCAAGACAGACGAGTTACTTGAACGGGTAACTCAGCACCAGAAGGACCGGGATCTAGGCTGGCCCAAATGCTCGAAGATCGCAGCTTATGGCGCTAAGGAATGCCAAAGCTGCCCTCTTCTCAAGCAGAACAAAAGCCCGCTGAACTTTGCGCTGAAGGGGCCTGTTGACGCCCCAGACCTGACACTACCCGACCGCTACGTACGCAACCCTGATGGTATCATCATGATGCGAGCCGTAGCTGAAGACGGCACTCCTATTACTTTCCCCGTCTGTGCCTACCCTATGACCAACGGCTGGCTATCTAACAATCCCTGGACCTTGCATTTCACGACGAAGCTCGACACCGGTAAGCGCCAGTCGATCGAGATACCTTGTGAAGTAATTACGTCCAAGGACAGCCTCGCCAAGTACCTCGGCGGGCGGGGGTTCTTCTGCACCGACAAAGACTACAAAATCCTGAAGGAGTTTCTCGTGGCATGGCTAAGGAAATTACAGATGTCTAAGGACAGCGTTATCAGTGCCAGCCCGTTCGGCTGGTCTGTGGTAGACGGTAAGCTAGAAGGGTTTGCATACGGCGGTAGGGTGTGGATGAAGGACACCGATCGTCCTGCTGCTAACCCCGATGCAGTGTTATCCTACCAATATACCCCGCGCGGTAACAACAAGGCATGGAGTTCGCTGGTGCATGTTATCACCGGCCAGCACCGGCCAGCACTCGACGCAATTCTGGCGTCTGGTTTTGCTGGCCCGTTGGTTCGGTTCACGGGTCACCCCGGACTGCTCTTGAATGCCTACAGCCCAGAATCGGGTATCGGCAAGACGACAGCCATGAAAGCTGCCCAAGCTATCTGGGGTGATCCTGTGCTAGCGCTTCAGTCTCTGAACGACACAGCGAACAGCGTGCTCAACAAGATGGGGCACATCAAGGCGCTGCCGATGTTCTGGGACGAGATCAAGTCGGACGCCCAGCAGAAGCGGTTCTGCCAGATCGTGTTCGAACTTACTGGCGGCAAGGAGAAGTCTCGTCTCAATGCCGACAGCACGCTCAAGCAGTCTGGCAAGTGGCAGACTATTATGACCTCGGCGTCCAATGATTCGATCATTGACCCAATGGCCCGTGAGGTTGGCTCCACGACGGCAGGGCTTTACCGCCTGTTCGAGTATGTTGTGGCCCCGGCTACTTCGGAAAGTAACGTCTCGGCTGGTTCAGTGCAGCGGTTGATTGGTGAGATGAACGACAACTTCGGGCATGCTGGCATGGAGTACGCCAAGTTCCTTGGCGCTAATCATGACCGCGTGGCCAAGGAAGTTGCCAAGGAGCAGGACGAGCTTACGCACGACAACTCCGGCAATCTTGAAGAGCGCTTCTGGTTTGGCACCATGGCGGTTCTGATCAAGGGCTCCGAGTACGGCAACGAACTGGGGCTCACGTCGATTGACGTTCCGGGCCTCAGGGTGTTCTTGCTTGATGTCCTTAAGGAGAACCGCAAGCAAATCTCCGCAACACCGTCTGATGTTACCACAGACTTGAACGCCTCTCAGATCCTGGCTGAGTTCCTCAACGTTCACAGGTCCAGAAACACACTGGTGACCAACCGTATCCATGTGTCGAAGGGCAAGCCTGCCACGGGTTCCATCAAGGCAATATCAGACGTCACAAAGATCGCTGAGCTACGCGTCCAGATTGGCAAGGACGACAAGCTGATCAGGATTTCTTCGGGTTACTTCACCAATTGGATAGCTAAGTCTGGTCATTCACGGGTGTCATGGACGAAGAAAATGGAGGCGGAGTTTGGTCTGCGCCTCGTCAACGGACGGCTTGGTGGAGGGACAGAGCTTGCCGCCACTGCCACCGAGCTTCTGTTGGAGCTAGACATGAACCATCCGAAGCTCAGCCAGTTCGTGGAGTAGTCATGCGTTTAAGCAAACGTCAGCTAGAAGTCCTTCAAGGTGCAGCTGATGGCGAGACGGTAAAGCAGACTGCCGACAGGCTAGGTATATCTAAATACACGACCGACCAGACTATTCTGGTCGCAAGAAAAAAATTGCAAGCCGCCAACAAAGCCCACGCAGTTGCAATCGCAATTAGACAAGGAGAGATTGATTAATGCCCACCACATTTACACAATGGCTCTTTTTTGCATACTTCACCATCGGG